TGTATTGACGATTGTGAACGTGTATAATCAAAATAACGATTTTGTTTATGATGTTGCTATGAAATATAGTGTTGCCATTCACTATATTGGGGGGTCACGTGATTCTTATTATTGTGGAACGGGACCACAAGGAGACATTGGAGCAACAGGACCACGAGGAGAAACCGGTCCACGAGGAGAAATCGGTCCGCGTGGCGACATTGGTGCAACAGGACCACGAGGAGACCTTGGAGCAACGGGCCCACGTGGCGACATTGGTGCAACAGGACCACGAGGAGACATTGGAGAAACAGGACCACGAGGAGACATTGGAGAAACAGGACCACGAGGAGACATTGGAGCAACCGGACCACGAGGAGAAGTAGGATGTCCTGGACCTCGCGGAGAAACAGGACCGCGTGGCGAAATCGGATGTCCAGGTCCACGCGGAGCAACCGGACCGCGCGGCGAAATCGGATGTCCAGGACCACGTGGAGACCGCGGTGAAACCGGCCCTCGTGGTGAAGTCGGTGCAACGGGCCCGCCTGGCCCAATGTGTCTAATGGGTCTATCTGGAATGGGACCAACCGGACCTCGAGGAGACAATGGCGCAACCGGACCTCGAGGAGACAATGGCGCAACCGGACCTCGTGGAGACCTTGGTGCAACCGGACCTCGAGGAGACAATGGCGCAACCGGTCCTCGTGGAGACTTTGGTGCAACCGGACCTCGTGGAGACTTTGGTGCAACCGGACCTCGCGGAGACAATGGTGCAACCGGACCTCGCGGTCCACCTGGTCCAGTGTGTTTCTCTGGAGTGGGACCGGGCAGTGGACTGACGTTGTTGCAAACAATCCCATTTGAATTAATGAATACAAACATCTCTGTATTCGATGGTATTTTCAATGAGAACTATACAAATTATGTGGTCATGATAGAAAACGAAAAAATAGAAGAGGCCACGGCTCTATATTCCGCGGATATTGTGTTACGATGCAACGGCGAAAATGTGCCATCACAAAGCGATTATCACAATTATAAGTTGTTGTTTCAGTGGACATCTAATGGACCAATCGCGAAAAAATCAATTGACAATACTTTTACAAATGTATTGTTCAATCATAATAGTCAGTTTTCGCAAATAGACAAGATTGAAATATTTTCGCCTTTTCGGGAGGATTATATTACAACATTACGATGCGATGGTATTAGTCAAGGAGAAGCCGTAAATCATGGCTTGACGATAGCGCAAGGATATTTTGACAAAGGAATCCGATGTGATGGGATAGCGTTTATGTGGAATACTGCGAAGCGTAAAGGTTGTGTAAAAATATACGGATATGTATGAGAAATGGAAGTATCTTTTCCCTCTTCTAGTGAAGAGGGAAAAGTTAAATTAGTTTACACCGTTGAACAATTGAGTCAAACGTTGCAGTATTGTCGCTGGTGTGCATCATTCATAGACGGTTCCTTTGGGGGGAAATTATGGTCTAGGAATATCAGAGAAGGCAGCAAGAGCAAGCTTTTCTTGGTCTTCTAGACTAGCACCTGATATAAATGCTCTGACAAGTTCCATTCTGGACTCTTTGGTGTGGAATACTGCACGTTTTACGGTGGTACTGCTTAAGTAGAAGTCACTGTCTAATACTTGAACGTCTTCGGTAAGGGTTAATAAATCGTATAAAGTAACGTTCACGGACAAGTTTCCACCTTTGATGTAAGTTGACCACTCTGTGGAAGAGTAACCTAATTTTAAGAACTGTTCAGTACTTAATCCAGCAAGTGAGTATTGATTGGCAGCAGAGGCGATACCTCCAAGGATGGCGCGGCGTTGAGAAGGAGATAAGTTTGCCATCATTGAAATAGTTACAAGAGACACGGTGGTGGAGCCAAAGGATTTTCCAATATATTGTTTTGCTTGTGCAGAAGTCAAATTTAAAGCGTCGAACACGGCGGCGAGGACTGTGTGGGACGGAGTGATGCCACCTACCAAATCAGAAAAGGAAGTATGAACATCAGCCACTACTTTAGCCTCACCGACTCTGTAAACGAGGGTACCATATGGAATACCGTCGTAGTTTTGTTTAAAATATGTAACACCACTGTCGTTAGTTGCGATAATAGCTCTGGCACCATCACTGCCTCTCAATGCATTAACGATTGAAACTGGGTAAATGGATACTCCTAATGAATTAGTCACAGAGGCAGAAAAGATTTCATCACCTCCCCAGGTGTTTAGAACAAGAGACTCAGGCCATGAGTATCGGGAGGTGACGAGGGTTCCGTTTGATCCTAAATTATAATCGGTGTAGGAAAATGCGCCTCCGACATTTTTATTTCTCACTTCATTTGGTAGGCATTTAAATTTGTTGACCAAATCATTTACGTTAAATCTGGATGGACCACTTGTTGAGTTTGTGCCTCCGACCGCTTCGGCAACGTGGAATAAGGATTTTAGACTAATTGGGGGAGTAACGTTAGGTAATAAAGTTGCCGCAAAATCAAGTGTTTCCTTAGCAGAAGTATAGGGTCTTGTTGTATCTGCTGGAGTACCTGTTTGGTTATACTGCATAGCATATAAAAGATAACTAATAACAGCGATACGTTGACTTTCGGATCCTACTGGTACAGAAGTAGTTGATGCTAATTGATTTAAAGTGCGGTATCTATTGTTTACGTTGGTAACAAAAGTGGATTGACCAATAGTTTCTTGATAAATAGATAAGAAAGCATCTACAAGCTTGCGGTTATTTGTCACATTAGTTTCGGAAAAAGGGACAAAAGTAAATACAGTTCCGTTAGAGGTTAAATCGGAGAACATATATATGTCGACAATTTCGTCGTATTTCCATCCTGCAGCAGCGGCGTTTGCTGCGCTAAGAGGAGTTGCAGTAGTAGCAAAATAGTTATATACGTCTTCTAAAGAAACACCGATCAAACGTAATTGGGTTGTATTTAAACCAAACTCAACAAGACTCTTTACGCCCTTGGGCAAACTTGTCAATGAGGAAAGTAAATTATCACCGTTCAGTGAACCATCGACAGTTGAGGTAGCACCATTTAGATAATAGATTGTATCGTTACTAATTACTGAATCAACCTTATAGGTTAAAGGAGTTTTAGCAGTTGAAATGATGTAATCAATAACTTCTTTAAGGGAAAATCCTGCGGTGGAGTTATTTGATAGCGAAATTGCTGTCCGTGTGTATGTGATTGCAGTTCCATTGTTGCTGGTTACAGTTGATTGAGCAGTTGACCAAGCATAATAGTTTCCAGTTAAGCCAGATGAGGTGCGAATTGCATGTGCCGGTTTAGTTACCTTGGTAAGTAACCATAATTTTGCTAGGTATTTGGTTGTTGCTGATGAACTGCTTAATTGTGGATAAACACTATTACTATTGGTAAGGGCACCATCTACATTTACTGCATAAAGTAAGTCACTCACTGAAGTTGAATCAAATACAGCGAGATTTATAGCGGCGGCAGTTGTGCCGAAAATGACTTGTCTGTGTAAATCATATTGTGTTCTACGTGCTAATGATAGCTTTAAGCTAAGGGATTCCTCAGATACGTCAGCAGTAATCATATGAGTGTAAGCAATCAATTGACCATAAGTGATAACATTTAATATGGAAGATAAAGATAAATTGGCGCGGATGAACATGCATAGGGCAAGTTCTTGTCCAGGGGACATGGCTTGTCCGGTTTTCATGGTGTTGTCATTTAACGGGTTGTTGTTGTAACTACCGGCATAGATGGCTTTTCCATTTGCATCGGTGTAGGTGTCATTTTTATGAGTAGAAAGTGCTTTGAATGCAATGACTTCGCCGCAAACTTCAATTAAATCACGTACAAGGGCAGTTTCTTCAGCAACAGTGGGGTTGTCACCGGAAAATAAATCAGCAACAGCAAGTTTGGCTAAAATAGCTTTCATTGCATCAGGGAGAGAGTTAGACTGGGTAGCCATTATAGAATACAACCAGATATTTTTTCATGCAAAAATAAAACGCCTAAATCTACGTAACGCAAAAATAATTCCATGTAAGCCCAATGCCGAAAAAGACGATTATTATTATGTATAATAGTGTATTATGCGTGAAATAAGTCACATTGTTCCAACTGCGGAAAATGTATATTTAGAAAATGTGAAAATTGTATTTTATGCTAAATCCGAATGCTTCCGAACATCCGCGACATACAAAATTACAGGAAATAATAAATACACGCACACTGATATTCCATTGCAAAACATCAAAGTAATAAATTTTCACAGTTTAGAAGCAATCTTTCCTAAATTAACAGAAACCGGAATCTATACATTCACTATTCATTGTGATGAAAATCGACCAATTGTAGAATCCGGTGAACCTGCACAACCGCGTCAACTGGAATCAAAAGCGTTTGCGGGAATTTTAGCAGCATTCACACAGAGCAACAATCTAACAAATAATATAACATTTGAAGCTGAAACTGACCACCATACTGAAGATGAATCCGATGTGATTGTATGCAACCACGAATTCACCTGGTATCCTAGTATCCAGTCCGATGCAATGACCATTGTTACATCATGTGAAGGAGGGGAGACAATACATATTTACGGAAACGGCTTTTCATCATCCGCAAAACTTATGATAGGCGACAACGAGCTAGTTACACAATTCGTCTCCGAAAAACAGTTGACCGCCATATTACCCGCATTTGATTCACATAGTCAAGTGAATATTGGAGTGAAATCAAACGGAGCGGTCGTCCTATCAAATATAAACTACACCTATAAATTGCCCGAATGCAATCATATATCAACCAACAAAATAGCCATCAACAGTTCTCAAGCCATTGATATGATTGGGTCATATTTTTTGAAAAATGAAACCGCCATCATGATGAAGGTGATGCTGAACGATATTCCGTGCAAAAATGTAAACGTGAACGATGATAAGCAATTATCGTTTGTATTACCGGAATTACCATGTGCAAACATATACAGATGTGCAATTGCATGTGGTGATTATCGTTCGGCGAGTGTGGTTTTAGAAGTGACGCCGGTGATTGAAAAACTTTCCGAAACATCCATTGTTTTAAAAGAAATGTCAAACAAAACACTAAAAATTATGGGATTCGGATTTCATACAAATATAGAAGTGTTTTTCGGAAGTCACAAATGCGAATGTCTCGAAATCACCAGTCAAATAGTAACGGTGCAGCTCTCGGAAGAAATCAAGTTTATTGGGAATTATCAAATCTACGCAAGAGTCAATGGTTTAATGAGCAATGAAATCGAATGTAAAATCACAAATCACAAGATTGTATCCGTTCAAGAAAAAGACGCCCAGTTATATATTCACGGAATCGGACTTGACGGAGACCTAACGGTGTATATCGGCAGCGAAAAAATACAAATACAAAACAACGAATCGGACAAAACTGTCATCATAGAAAGACAATCACTCAACCTATTTGGACGAGTCGAAATTTATATTGTGAAATTATACACCGAGTCCAACACATTAACTCATATAATGCAATCGCAATTGTTAAACCGCGAGAATATTTGTTTATATACTGCGTCAAAAAATGAAAAATTGCGCTTACAATATCAAGGTAAATATAGTGGAACAAATTTGTATATTATGGTTGACCTGCCTCCAAAAGACGAAACGTGTGATAGAAGGTGTATGAAAATAGTGAAATACGAGGCGATTTATGAAAATGATACTACAATCGTTGTATTTGATATGCCAGAAATCGAACATCCATGTAGCAATTTGGAAGCCAGTGTATATATTGAGAATGTGCGATTTGATACGGTGACATTTCATTATTTACCCAAAATAGAGCTCGTCTATCCATCTATTATACAATGGAACGAAGAATGTGTTATAGAAATTGTCGGTGAAAATATCCCCCTCCAAGGTAAAATAATCGACGGGGATAAAATGCAGGCGTTTTTGATAATGGACGAACCGGAATCGGCAAAAACAATTCGAGTGCCGTCGTTTACAATCTCCGGTCCAAAATCCATCGGAATCATGTTTGATAAATATCCCAATATTAGTATTCCTGCCAGCATGTATGTATTGCCACAAGTGAGTGCGACGGAATGTGTAGTGGCCGACAAAATGGTGGTATTAGGGCGCGGGTTTTGTGAAAACCTCGTTTATCGAGCCACTCTTCGGGGGCAAGAGATTGAATATGTGGTAAACAGTGAATCCAGATGTGAAATAAAAACCGACCAATTTTCGCACGACAAACCAAACCACATTTGTTTGTATGTAGACGAACATTTGTTTTTTGACGGTGTCGTGCAATATCCGGAAAGATTGACCATGATTACGCCGAATTATGGAATATGTTCTCGGTCACAATATGTCATGGTAGATGGATGTGGATTTTCAAAACAAACAAAGGTCGTCTTTGGTGCGAAAACCATCGAAGACGTGGATTTTATTTCACATTCGCAAATAAAAATCAACCTACCCGAATGTGCCACACATGCCACACATAGCATCTATACCATAAATGACAAAGACCAGAAAAGTATAAATACACTCGTTTATACGAGCATTCCCGAATTGACGCGATTATCCATGGGATGTGGCTCGTGCCTGGGTAAAAATGAAATCACCATCTACGGAAAAGGGTTTGTGGCAATGGAACATGTCAAACTCATATGGGATGAAAAAGAAATAGAATATGCAGTCGTAGATAACAATTCATTATTGATAATCGTCCCACCAAAGCAGATAAACTCGTCTATAAAAATGGTGTTGCAAACGGAACACGGATTCAACACAAATGCGCTGAGCTACGATTATTTGCCCCATCTGGAGAAAATGTCTGAATACAATGGATATATGCATGGTGGAAAAACGATTTCCATATACGGTTACGGATTTACAACCCATATGAAAGTGCTATGGAATAATACATATATTGATTCAAACGTAATATCCGAATCAGAATTATCAGTAGTTGTACCGAAATCAAATGATACAAAAACGATTGACGTTAGCGTGGAATACAATCACCATAAAAGCAAGCAAATATTAACATTTACCTATATCCCACATACCATATCAAGTATATATCCAAACGAAGGAAGTGTCAAAGGTAATTATGAAGTGAAAATTCAAGGCGATGGACTGTTTACGGACGAAGAAATCTATGTGGTGGTCGGCGGAGCAATGATACCTAAAAATGACTTTGTATTTTATGATAAAAATACGATTCGATTTTTAATGCCGGAAGCCGCGAGTGCTGGGAAAAATACCATTGATGTAATTATGCACAACATAAAAGCCGACAAATCATTGGATTTTGAGTATATATCGCGAATTACCTCATTATCGCAAAATGCGATTCAAGTAAATGCGAAAAATCCCCTGATTGTCTATGGCGAAGGATTCAGCGGATGTTCGATTGTGCAAATGGGAACATATACGATTCAAAATATCAACTATGATGCAAAAACTGGTGCGATTCACTTTTTTACACCGATTATTGAACACATGCAAAAGATGACGATTCAGGTAATCACCAACCATATGATATCCAATGAAGTCGTCATTTATGTAAAACCAATCATTAAAAATATATTGCCCAATCCATGGATTGCCGAAGACAGTGGGTTTTTATACGTTTCCGGAGAAGGGTTTCAAGACAATGTGGTGGCATGTATTATGGGACTAAAATCGCCGTCGATTATTAAACCCCTGAAAACAACACCCACAAACGTAACCTTTGTTCTCCCATATGTGAAACAATGTGGCGAAATTATTATGGCCATCGGGTTGTTAGACATTGCGGAAAATATGTGGATAGTGCATAAAATAAATGTGCAACCAAAAATAATAAGATTGTCTGAATCATGTGGTCCAGTAATCGGGAATAATAAAATCGAAATTATTGGAAAGGGATTTCACCCACGCTGCAAAATACAAATATGCGATAGTGTGACATTTTTTCAACCATCCAGAATCGAATTTGTCAGCGAGAATTCAATTATTGTAACTATGCCATCCGCAGAACAAGTGGAGAAAATAAGATTCATGTTATGGTGCAATGAAATACCGTCGAATAGTGTGGAATACAATTATTGTCCCTATATTAAATCAATCAAACCAAACTACGCCTCCATTAATGGCGGTGTCACTGTAATGGTTGATGGAGAAGGATTTAATGCGGATTCGGTCGTATTATTGAACAAACTGCAAATCGAAAAAGAAAACACATTGTTTGATGCAATCACGCGCAATCTGAAAGTGATTATTCCAAAACATTTTGAAGTTGAAAATATGGCGCTCAAAGTAGTCTCGAACGAGTGTGAAAGTATGAATAGCATCAAGTTCTTTTACACTCCCTTTCTAGATTCAGTATCTATCACAAATACATCTGTGACAAAGCAAGAAATCATCAAACTCTACGGCAATGGATTTTCAAAAAATACGTCCGTGAAAATAGGCGACAAAATAGTAAATAAAAAAAATATATTAAAAATTTTCGACAATGTTATGGAAATTAAATTACCCGTCATCGATGAGCAATCCATATTAGATATTCGTGTCATAACAAATGGAATACCTACCGCGCAAACAAAATCAATAGTCGCAGCGGCCGAATTAGCATATATTGAACCGACGGAAGGTCCAATGAAAGGAGGAACCCCGATTCAGATATATGGGAATGGATTTACGGATGAAATGACCATCTTTTTTAACGACGTAAAAATCCCCTATAAACTATTATCCACACAGCAATTAACCATCAGCAGTCCATCCGACAATGTTGTATTAGGAAACAATAAAATTCAATTCATAAGTAATAAATTTTCCACAAACTTGTCCACAAAATTTGTATGCTATCCATCCATTTTAAATATGATGCAAAAATATGACGCTATACATAGAAAAATGTCCATCTGGATTCAAGGCCGCGGATTATCTATCAACACCACCATCGGTATTGGGAAAAAAACCGATTTTGTAACCATTTCCGAAAAAAATAGTTTGCGAATCGATTTTGACGAACAGCTGAAATCGAAGGGTGATGCAGAGGACGTATATGTTATTACAAATGACCTGAAGTCGTGTGATAAAATATTATATAGTTCCGTCCCAATAGTAACAAAAGTCAGTAGCAATAATGGAGTGATTGCGGGAAACAATCAAATCATCATTTATGGTTCCGGATTCGACAAAGAAGATACCTATGTGTTGTGGAATAAAGTTAGTAAAATAAAAGCATCTATTGTGTCTGGAAATTGTTTAAAATTTTCCACACCGTCACATAATACGTCGGAAAAAGTAATATATTGCATTGTGTCGAATGATATAGAATCCATCCCAATCGAATTCATGTATTGTCCGGAAATATATTCTCTTTCCGAAAAAAGCTGTAATATTGGCGAAGAATTATTGTGTAAAGTATATGGTGAAGGTTTTGAATATGAAAATAGTGAAATCATGGTGAAAAATAACGGAAGGTGCAAAATCAAAGAATACATCAATAACAAAATCATGGATATTATATGTGGTCCATTTCATATTTGCGGAACATATGAATTATATGTAGAAACGGCGGGTATATCCAGTCAAAATTCCGTAAAGATTGAAGTAAAACCTATGATTGTGAATATATGCAATGATATTGGAAACGTAAACGGAGGTAAAATAAAGATGAATGTGATTGGAGTAAATTCAAACACGTCGATTCTCTTGTGCTACAAAGATTTTCAAATTGAATTTAATCATATCTTATTGGAAAAAACGGGGAAAAAATCAAGCGATATTGAACAAATTACATTGTGTTATGATGCCATAAATGAATTCAAAAACCGACTGGTAGAGGAAAACAAAGACGCATTATCCATTCAGGTAAAAATAAGAACCAATGAAATCGAGTCTATGCCGATTTCGTGGATTATGAAAAATTTTGAAACGTCGCAGAACATCGACCACGAAATAATCACCGCAATTACCATGTGTAATACATATTTATCAACCAATGCATTTAATCAAAAATATCAATGTATTACACCCTATTCCGATAAACTGGTGTTTAAAATATCTGAAATGATGACGAAAATATACGAATTACCGGAATCAATTTGCAATAGTGAATGCCAGAAAATTTTGTTGGATGGATTGATGACTTTGTGTGATAAAAATGAACAAGTGAGCGACGAAATCGTGCAAAATATGCTTACTCATATGATACAAGCATTCATCAACAAATTGTGGTTTGGCAATGATTATGAGGCGGCAACATTGCAATTGCAAAAAGCGTTTGTTATCAATTGCGCTGAATCCACTGCAAAAAATGACACATATGATTATTATTTTCAAGAACGTATTGAATTGAATGAGTCTGAATGGGTAATAAATGCGCAAGAATTATCGCGAGCCATTTGTTTTAAAATATTGTGCGACGGGTCTGTCGAATACAAATATAATCATATGTTGTTGGATAAAATATGCGAGCAATTTGAAAAAAATATATTCAAGCGCAATTTTTTACTAGTCAATACCGACGGAAAATTCAACGGAGCAAATTGTCGGTCATCCTATGGCAATGTCATAGAATTGTTTTCATGTAAAATAACATCGGCGATTGAAAATATACCATGCAAACATAGCAGCTGCATAGATATGGATATGGTAAAACATGAATTTGTTGAAGGAAAGCAAGCCGATGGAACTTATAATTCTTTAGGAAAGCAACTCAAATCCATGCTTTTAAATCGCGAAATGATTACGCACATGTATAATTTTTATCAAAAAAACACATTTCGAATGGCCATTGTGAATGGTGCAAATGATTATATTCCATTTCCATTTCAGCGGGGTGATAGCTTGGTATTTAAATTATTGATTCATAAAACGATTACCACAAAAGAATTATTTGCAATACGAGAATTGACCCATTACAAAATAGCATGTGACCCGGATAATCAAAACCGAAATTCGGCCTATGATTTTTTATTAAATTATGATGCTACCGAAATTCGCGCAACCAATGATTGCTATCAAATAATACTAGGCTAAAAAATAATATATAATGATAGTATAAAATGTCAGGAAATATTGTATCATATATTGTTGAAAATAAAAAGTATTATAGAGAACTCGGAAGTAAATCTTGTCGGGTTGAATTATGCTATGATGACTGCGAATATACGACGTTTTCCGTGATTTTTTTGCATGAAAATAGCACCTTGATGGATATTATTCAAAAAAAAGACACGCTGATTCTGATGATTGAAGACGAATCTATCAAATCAAACTTGGACCAGGTGAAAATGGCAAAAATTAAAAACAATGATAAAATATGTGTTTATACCATTACATTTAGTGTATTTACTTCCAAGATTGTGGAAAAGCGCGGATATTTTTCGGTGTTGTTGAGAACAAACAAGTATGAAATATTGTTGCCAAAATCACAATATAGTTTGTTTTTAGGAAGTGGTCCACATATATTCGATTATGGAGAACTCCCCAAAAAAGTAAACAATGCAATCTATGATAAATATGCAGAAATGCATGGAAATGTAATGAGTCATACATATGTGATTGCTTTATATGATGACAATGAGTCTGAAAATTTTATCAATATTCGAGGTGTAGGATTCGATAAAAACTCTTTTGTTTGTTTTATGAAATATGCCAATGGAAAATATGTGCAAGCTTTTGAAAATCTAGCGATTGAACCTTTGTGGAAATATTCATCTGCTACAAATATTGTGATATCGGTTTCTAAAAATACCACTTACCAGATGGCATGTGGAGTCTATTATATTGCCGTGTTTAATCCAAAAGAAACGCTTGCTTATAAAATATGTGAAAATCAAATTCTGTGGGACCTACCGTCAAATCTAAACTTTCATTCTTGTAATGAATATGGCGCGGCAATGCATTCCTTGCGAAAACTAATCATTGTTCCTGAAATAAAAATCACCAATATGGAAAACAATACCATCATGAAGAAACAAAAACTCTATATAAAAGGAAACCATTTTGTAGATGGAACGAGCGATGAATATGTATCCATTTGTTTCGATTATGTATCTAAAACAGATGAGAAAAAACAAGTCATCCTTACGAATAAACATGGTCAACTGGAAAAAACATGTATATTGTTCATCAATAAGCAAATTTTATCATTTGATTGTGCAATGTGCGATTTTTTAAAGGATTGCAAACATGAATGCATTATAACAGTAGGTATACATTTAGAAAATGGTCAACTATTGAAATCATTTCCCCTAACCGTTATCGTAGACCGCGAAGCAGACCACGAAGACGACCACGAAGCAGACCGCCAAGACGACCACGAAGACGACCACGAAGACGACCACGAAGCAGACCACGAAGACCACCACGAAGACCACCACGAAGACCACCGCGAAGACCACCACGAAGACCACCACGAAGACCACCACGAAGACCACCACGAAGACCACCACCAAGACCACCACGAAGCAGACCACAACGAAATGGCCAAAATTATTTTAGCGGGTATAAACGCAGGTATTCATTTTTATAATAATGATGTTGTCATTCGCATCCGCCAGTTGACCAAAGAAGACGTTGAATCGTTTAAAAAAATAGCATTATTTGCCTACATAGCATTGTGCAAGTCACAAACATGTGAATACATTGAACCTATACAAAACTGCGTAAAATGGGTAAACGACCGAAAAAAGAAAATCGATAACAATTCCATGGATGTGTGTGCTCTAGAATGCAAAGACATGATAAACTATATGCAAATGTTCGAATCAAACTATGAATGTTTTTATGAGATTGTCAACGATAAAAAGGTCTGCAAATCGTATATTCACGAAACCTTAAAGAACGCTATTGTTCAGGGCATGATAGCCATTGTGCATCACGAAGGATTCATTGACACGCAAACCAAAATGCAAGAAACTCGAATCATTGCATTGTGTAATCATATGTTACATGCGATTTTATTTTGCGACAACTCTCCGTCTTTGCACAGTGCAAATATTATTTTGCCAGACACACTAACCGTAAGTGGCGCAAATGTGCATGTTTCATTCACCCAACAAATCCCTCATGAACGTGAATATTATATGATTATGCCATATGCGGAAGAATATGGTGCCCCCATTTTGCAATTCATCAATCAACTATTACACCTTGCAAAAGAAAAATGTGCGGCCAATGACGATGCAGTCATTTATTTAAAAGATGAACTAGCCACCGTAATGAATACATGGATTACCACTACACAGTTCATGCTAATTTCAGATTCCAATAAATATTACGGCTCATCTATTTGCGCCGCTCCAGGTGAATTATACAAACAATATGTGCAAACGATTAATTCATCCCTTATTGGAAGCCCGATTTCAAATATTATTCAAAACATTGATTCCATTCGACACAACATTGCAAAGGGATTGCAAGAAAATAACTTGAAATGCCCATTAGGAATGCAATTTGTGGAATCAATCATTGAAAATCACGATATTATCAGCAAAGCCATCGTAGCATCTGACCCTGAGCGACGCAATGAAGAGAACCATGGCATGTTTAAGAGGGGCGATATGTTAACCATATTTGTAGCTATTTCCGGAAATATTCATAACAATGCAACGATGAAAATCGGAAAATTGTTTGCCAAGAACGTTGACCCAGACGAGAACAATAGCAATTCATTCAAAAAATACATCATCAACCACGAAGGAAATCATATGAAACAAATTGTGTATGCCATTGTAATACCCATCATGGATAGTCAACAAGAATAAATCAATGGAAAAATATAAATGAATATACTATGAAGGTCAATGCAAAAAAGTCATCGTATTTAATTGCAAAACATAACAATGGGATTCCACGAAAAAATATGAAATTATTGGTGCAATATCGAGAACAATATAGCGAACCATTTGCAAAAAAAAATTATGATTTGATTGAAAAACAAATACAATCACATGCATTCATGCATTTGATGAAAGAATTTAAACCATTTTTAGCGCGAAAAAAAACGGCCGCCTATACATTGAATGAAATTGCGCTTTCGTCATTGACGGGAATGGAACGAGGGCTCATTATTGAAAATGAAAATGTGTCCTTGAAGGCCTATATTGCACATCTGGAAGAAAATAAAAAACAAGCATTGTATGGAAATATTCAAACCAATGTAGATGTTGATGTAAGCTTTTCTCTGGAATATCTGTATTATATCCAAAAATTCGGTGTTCCAGAAGACGGTATTTTCGACCCGATAAAACTGGCGGAATGTATTGTGTAATACTAAAAATATTAGTATTGTGTAATACTAATATTATAAAAATATGCACTTATAATATTATGTCAAAATATGATTTCGAGATTGATAATTATACGATTTATGATTTAGAAAAGTTTTTGAATTTAACGCAAAATTATAACGAATATGAAATCAAAGAAAAGGAAAATCAATTGCGCAACAAATTAATTCAAGCCATCCAGAATGATTCGGGTGGAAAATCCAAAAATAAGGTGGAGAAAAGCGCCATACGCTTTTTAGCGGAAGCAAAGCGGTTGCTCATTGAAAAATTATCTAAAACCCGGATGATGGAAACCGGTGGAAACATGTTAATCATTGATAAAAACAAGGCAAAGGACTCGGTCACTAGTTACATGGAGCCGGTGCAAACCTATCAAACGGATGTAATGCATGGTAGTTTAAATAATCTGAAAAAGAGAACAACCACGTATAATTTGTGTATGAACACCTTATTTAGAGATACTTCTAATTCAAATGACATTTTATTTGTGCTACCCTATCCGCTCAAAAATGTGATTTCTATGAAATTGTCGTCTTTTGAATTTCCAGATACGGTGTATATGGTGTCGGAGAAAAAGAAAACAAATCGCATATACATCAAGGAAGAAGAGACCAATAAAGAAGGGGTGGTGGTGATTCCAGAGGGGAATTATACCAGCGAAACATTGCCGGATGTATTGCAAGATGCGATAAATCGGACGCTCGACACCGAAGGTCGTTTTAGTGTGGAAATCAATGAATATAATGGCAAAACGATTATCAAAAATTCGACGCATGCGTTTGTTATGAAACTGGCATTTGAAGATTCAAATCGAGTATTGTCTAAAAATCTGGGATGGTATTTAGGATTTCGCTGCGCAACGTATATTCGAAGTCGGGAATATGTGTCGGAAAGTATTTTTACCCCGATTCCATTGCAATATGTATATTTCGTGTTGAATGATTTCAATATATCTAATGCGACCACGATTATGGGTATTTTCGCAGATAATTACGTGGAAAAAAATATATTGGCGAAAATACCCATTCCAGTGGATTCGTTTCAAGTCATGTTTGATAATAATAGTGATTTGATTACAAAGAAACGAGAATATTTTGGGATGGTTGATGTGAATAAATTTAGTGTTAAAATTTTAGACCCCTATGGTGAAGTAGTCGATATGAATAAAATGGACTATTCGTTTACACTTGAACTCGAAATTGCTTACGATATTTAAGGATTTGTTGGATGTTCAAGATTGTATTTGCGAGTAGCTTCGGCAATTAAATGTATTACGTCGCCGACATCTTCGACTTGTTTTATTTCACATAAAGATACTTTATCGTCCCCGGGAACAATATAATCTACCATGGAAGCTAATGCGTAAAGTTCTTCTTTTGAATAATGATATGGATTCGGGCAAGTCGGTTGAGCTGGTTTGCAGTCAGGAACGGGTGGATTGACTGGTGGATTGACTGGTGGATTGACTGGTGGATTGACTGGTGGATTGACTGGTGGATTGACTGGTGG